TATCTGGTAGAAGAAGAATTCATGATGTTCCCAGTATCTGCGTTTGACGACGGTATGGACGGGATGGCCCGAATCATGGACCCTGATATGATGGTCGTATTTCCGGAACCTGACGAGAGCAGGATGGAAGGAGTAGACATAGGTATGGCGATAGATGACGTAATGCCTATGGTAGCTAAAGACAGTGTTAGCATGTGTGAAACTAAGTATAATGTTTTTAAGAGAGCGAGATAGGAGGGAAGATGGGATTTTTTGATTTTGTCAGAGAGTCAGTAGATCCGATAGGGTTGTTCGCGGATTACGCGGACGAGGAAGACGATCCAGGTGCGCAGTTAGGTATAAAAGTCCGGAATCTTATAAGTCCACAGGCCGCTGTCCAGAGAGGAGAGCTGACGCCCGAAGAAGCATTAGACCCACTGGGCCTATTCTCCGATGCAGAAGAGGAAGAAGAATTCCCCGACGTGGCGGACGACGACACACAAGAACAAGGTTTAACCCCAGCAGCACTAGCTGCGCGCAGAAAAGCGCTAGCCAGGAAAGGAAGACAAAGCACATTCAGAACAGGTGGAAAAGGTGTAGTGCAGACAGCGACTACTCAGAAACCGACGCTTATTAGAGAAGGGTAGACATCGATATGGCGGAAAACGTAAACAAAACAGAACGAGCGCAAGCAGTAGTAAAGGCGATGCGCGAGAGGTTTGAGGATCTGAAACAGGATCGCCAAACGTGGGATACGACCTACAAGGACATCAAACAATTTATGTTCTGGATGGATGGGCGTTTTCTAGATCAGGACACGAGACCGAATGACGGTACTCAGGGCGACGAGAGTATCATCGACAGTACACCCATCCAAGCACGGGAGGTGCTGGCTGCCGGGATGCAGTCAGGTTTGACATCTCCCGCCCGCCCTTGGTTCAAGTTCGGGTTGGATGATCCGAGTCTCGCTAAATGGGGCCCAGTCAAGGAGTGGTTGGAGCTGGTAGCAGATATTGTGCGAAGAACTCTCTTTAACTCCAACTTCTACCAATCCTCTCATTCTAACTATTATGAACTAGGGGGATTTGGAACAGCTGTCATGTTCCTGGAAGAAGATCCAATGGATACCATACGAGCGTATCCATGTACGGTAGGTGAGTACTACCTGTCTGTGGACGACAGGCTCAGGATTGATACGATATACAGATTGATGTGGATGAAAGCCAGAAACATCGTACAGATGTTTGGGGAAGAGAATGTATCAAACACAGTATTGAACGCCGCCAAAAACAACAGTAAAGGAGATGAGCACTTCAGAGTCATCCATGTAGTAGAGCCGAATGAGGACGCAGAGATAGGCAAAATAGACAGTCTTAATAAGAATTTCAGATCTGTGTATTATGAGTATGATCTGACAGATAAGGACGGAGCCCTCAGGATGAGGGGCTACGAAGAGTTCCCCGTCATGGCCCCTAGATGGACAGTGGGTGGATCAGATGTGTACGGGCGAGGTCCAGGGATGATAGCGCTCAGCGATGCTAAGATGCTGCAGACAATGCAGGAGGAAGGGATGGAAGCCTTGGCCAAAATGATCAATCCTCCGATGAATGCGCCTCTTGGTATGAAGAATCAACCGAGTTCGATCATCCCCGGATCTATCAATTATATCGATAACAGAACAGGCGGGCAGACATTCGCGCCTGTGTACCAAGTACAGCCTGACTATAGGTCTCTGGAATTTAAGAATGATCTGACTCAGAAGATGATTAAGAATGCATTTTTCACCGACGTATTTCTCACTATCATAAACGCAGGTCGGAACATGACTGCTACAGAAGTAGCAGAGAGGCACGAAGAGAAGTTATTGATGCTGGGGCCGGTCATAGAAAGAGTACAGCCTGAGTTCCTGGATAAGGCTATCGAACGAACGATCAATATTTTAGCCCGTTCAGGTAAGCTTCCTCCCCCGCCGCCTGAACTGGATGGTCGTGAGTATCAGATAGAGTACATAAGTGTACTGGCTCAGGCGCAAAAGCTGGTAGGGACAACAGCGATAGAACAGACTGCTGCATTTACAGGGAACTTAGCGGGGATAAAAGGCGATACCATTGACGTATTGAATCTGGATGAGGCAGTATATGAGTACGCAGACATAACAGGTGTGCCATCAAAGTTGGTCAGAACGCGCGACGAGGTCGAGAAGCTAAGAGCAGCTAGGGCTCAGAGACAAGCACAGCAGCAAGCAATGGACTCTGGAGTTGAAGCGGCTAAAGGGGCCGAACTTCTTTCACGCGCAAATACAGGCGAGAATAACGCCTTAACGGAAGTCTTAGCGGGGATACAATAATGCAATCATTGGTAATTAAAAAACTGTTGGAAGTGATTATAGCAACAGCGTCCGAAGCTATTTTAAAAGCTTTGGCTGAAGCAGTAATTGATGTTGTGAGGGATACGGTAGTAGAGAGTGAAAATCAGATCGACGATGTGATCGTTCTACCGCTTCTCGATAAATTGGAAGAGGCTTTTGATCTGGACGAAGATGACTAGACGAAGAAAAAATGCTGCGGACCCTAAGAAGATTGAAGAGGATAAGATAGTAGGGAAAGTAACAGAGGAAAACAGATTGAAAAGGTGGGCCAGTGTGCTACACACGGAAGACGGGTCTAGAGTACTCCGGGAGATATTAGAGGGGTGCTATATGTACATGTCAGCGTTCACAGGAAACAGCGCCACGTTTTATAACAATGGTATGGAGGATATGGGGAAAAATATTATCAACACCATTACCAAAGTTTATGAGGTGGGCGGCATTTCCAGAGAGCACTTAGCTGCGTTTTTAATCACGCGTATCGAACAAGAGGAGGAGACCGACAAGCTCGATATAGGGCGTAAGCACCCTTCTGGAGATTACTTAGACTTTTTTGACGACTATGAGGTATCATGACTGAACAAGTAGCAGACACGAACACCGCAGCCGCAACTACCAATCAGGCTGCGACGGGCTCCGAGGCAGTACACCCGGACGCCAGCGTTGAGACAAATGTCTCCGCACAAGAGCTATCCATTCAACAGGCCGAAGACACGAATCAGATCCCTAATAGGGCTGAGGCGGCAGCGGAAGCAGATCGAGTGGAAACGGAAGAGAAAGGGATATTTAGCGAGGGTTTGGCGGATCAAGTAGCGGATCAGGCTACTGGAGACGCAGACGCAAGCATTAGCGACGCAACTGCAGAAGGCGAAGCAGTGGCAGCAGATTATACAGAATTTACACTTCCGGAAGGTGTGAATCTGAATGAGGGTGCCATGAAAGATTTTGTCCCGATGGCGAAAGAGGCGAAGCTCACCCAAGAGCAGGCTCAGAAGTTTGTAGATATGGGAGGGCGAATCATCGAAGAATCCGTAGCTCTACAAGAGCAAGCACACCAAGAGCAGAAGCAGGAATGGATCAATGCTTCTTTTAACCACCCCGAGTTAGGGGCGGGTAGGAGAGAGCAATATAAAGAAGCCATGGGCTATGCTGACAAGGCGATGCGAGCATTTGGTGATAAGGACTTAGCCAAGACTCTTATGGATACAGGTCTTGTGCACAACCCAAGCCTACTCATCTATTTCAAAAAAGCCGGGCAAGCGATCAGTGAGGATTCGCTGGTGCTACCGGGAAGAGGCAGGGGGTCAACAGAGGCGAACATTTATAAAGGTATGTACCCTGCGTCAGATCATCCAGACGCACGATAGGTACGTGTAGTAATATAACTTAAAAACAAAGAGGTAATTAATGGCAACTTTAGGAACTAGCACAGTCACACTGTTTGACTTGTTAAAGCTGAGCGATCCGGACGGCAGTCTGGCGACTGTGGCAGAAGTACTCGATAAAAAGAACGCGATGCTATGGGACATGCCTATGATTGAAGGTAATTTACCTACCGGGCACCAGCACACGATCAGAACAGGACTGGCTGACGGTACATGGAGAATGTACAATCAAGGTGTTCAGCCCACTAAAGGAAGGACAGTTCAGGTCATAGATACGTGTGGTATGTTGGATGCTCTTTCCGAGATCGATTACGATCTCGCAAAATTAAACGGTAACACAGCTGCGTGGAGATGGAGCCAGGATAAGCCGCACGTGGAAGGTATGGGCCAACAGTCCGCCACAGCCATCATATATGGAAACCAAGCAACAGATCCTGAGCAGATCACAGGTCTGGCTCCTCGGTACAATTCAGGCGCTCTCGGCTCCGGAACAGTTTCCGACAATATGTTGAACGGCGGCGGAACAGGTTCGGACAATACGTCTATCTGGTTGGTGTCCTGGGGACCACAAAAGATACACGGCATCTACCCTAAAGGTATGAAAGGCGGATTGGAGATGATCGACAGAGGTCTTCAGTCTTTGACAGATGGAGATGGGTATAAGTATGTCGGTTATGAAAAATTCTTCAAGTGGAAGCTGGGTGTAGCTGTAGCGGACTACAGATACGGTGTACGCATCTGTAATATTGATAAGTCTCTGCTTGTGGCGGATGGTGGAACTGTGAGCGCCGGAGCGGATATTATCAGTCTAATGATCAAGGCGATCCACTTGCTGCCAGACGAAGGCGATGAAAATCTGGTCTTCTACTGCAACAAGACGATTAACACGTATCTCGATCTACAGACATACAAAGGCACCAACATGAACCTTACCTACGGAGAGGACAAGTTCGGTAAGAAGATCGTCGAGTTCCGAGGTATTCCGGTTCGTCGGGTAGACGCCATTCTGGATACAGAAGCGGCGGTGTCGTTTAGCTAACATATTCTTTACTTTTCAGAAGTTAAGAGTGTATTTCTAAAACATTTATAACAAAAAAGAGAGGTTATTATGGGTCTTATGGACGCTCAAGCCTTGTTAGCTGACGATCTGGATATCTCAGGAACAGCTACCGAGACTACTACTTCAAATGTGATCGATCTTGGCGACGCTGAGAAAGGCGCAGGAACTCCTTTGAGAATTAACGCGCGCATTACTACTGCTGTTACTTCCACAGGGTCTTCAACCACAGAGTTCAAGGTCATTTCTTCCGCGGCGGAAGGGCTTGGAACCCCGACAACCCACTGGACATCCGGAGCTTTGGCCAAAGCTACTTTGGTAGCAGGATATAAATTGGCTATTCCTCCACTTCCTGACGAGGGGCTGCATCAATATCTGGCGATCACTGCTACCAATGCTGTAGCTGTGACAGACACAGGCGCACTTCACGCTTCTGTTGTAGCGGATGTTCAAACAGATCGCGATACAGGCTAGTATAGTGTAAGCAGCAGACGAGTTCTGCTGCTTTTTAACCACCATTCATCTAAAACTACAGAAGCACAGAGGGAGGCCAAATGGCTGATAAACTTAATAAATTTGTATGCACGGAAGAGACATTCTTTCAGAACAGGCATTGGGTTCCTGGAAGTAAAAAATTGATGTACTCGGAGAAGACAAAAGTACCACATTTCAAGAACATCTCAGGCATGGGGAAAGAGGAGAAAAGTATGTACGAGACAGGAGATAAGCTGGAGCAAATACGCCTATTCTTGATCTCGATGGACCCGAACGATGATGAGCAATGGACACGCGACGGATTGCCTCAAGTCAGGTTCGTAGAGAAGAGCATGAACATCGACACCAACCGGGGAGAGATTTCCAAAGCTTTCTCAGGTTTCACAAGAGACTCAGATATATCAACCATGGCAGGTAAAGTTCCAGACGCCTTCCTTCAGTAAGGGGATTTCATGACCGCTGTAATCGATATCTGGAATATGGCGTTGGCCAACATCGGGCAGACTCAAGTTACGAGTATAGCAGAGAACTCCCGAGCCGCCAATGTGTGTAGGGTATTCTACAACAACTCTAGAGACTTTGTACTGCAGGATTTTGACTGGTCGTTTGCAGAACGGCGAGCGGCTTTAGCGCTGATAGACTATACACCTACCGGGTATGAATATGCGTATTCACCTCCCGCGGATTGGCTACGGTCGAGACGGATATACCAGGAAGCAGTAGGGGCGGACCCTATACAGTTCATAGAAAATGCCACAGATGCGCTGGACGGTGTGATGATATTCACCGATCAGCTAGACCCGGTACTTATATACACAGCGGCCATAACTGTTCCTAATGTATTTTCTCCTGCTTTCACAGTTGCGTTAAGTTGGAAGTTGGCAGCAGACATAGCTTTCACCATAACAAAAAATCTCAGTGTACAGACGCAAGCTTTGGGGATATATGAAAGATACATAGCGGGAGCTCAATCTAGCGAAGTAGAATCGAACAACGAAGTTCTGAAGGTCAACAATAAGTTCACGACAGCGAGGTTGTAAAACGATATGGCGAGACAAACCTTACAGGCGAATTTCACAGGTGGTGAGTTGTCGAGTGCTTTAGGCGCAAGAGTAGATCTCAAAGAGTATAACACCGCAGCGAAGACACTTAAGAATGTGTTCTGTCACATCCAAGGAGGGATCAGCAACAGGGCAGGAACGCAGTATCTCGCTAATTTTGCTGATACAGCTCATGCATTCAAGAGATTCCAATTCTCTGTAGAACAGGCATATGGCTTGGTATTCACGAATCTTAGGATGTACATCCTCAAAGATGGCGGGATAGTATCCATAGATCTTGTAGAGTCTGGAACATATAAATGGTCAGCCTCAGGGTCAGGGACTGACGAATATTATATGGAGCTGGACGCAGGAGGAGATCCCGGCATAGGTCAGGTTTATGTCCTATTCGAAGACAACGTAAAGATACCCGAAGGAACTGCGGGGTCACTTAGCGCGGGCGAGTGGGACTGGGGCGATAACGACACTCTCGGCTACGACACTGTTTACGTAAGACTCACAGACGGAGCAGATCCGGATTCAAAAGCGGACGGGTATCTATTTAATCATGTTGCGTACGCCACGCCATGG